CAGTCAATCCGGCGCTACCCAATCCAAACAGGCTGCCCATTAGCGCATTACGAGATGCTACCTGCTGGTTGTAGATGTTCTGATTCCAGGCCGCCTGTTGCCCTGTAGCCGCCTGAATGTCTCCAGGCTGCGCCACCTGCCCCTGATATGCCTGGAATTGAGGATTGGCAATCTGGCTTCCGCTCATCAAGGCTGTGATCTCGTTGATCGGGATGTTGCGGATCTGCATCTGCTGTTGCAAGTTCTGCTGTTGCGCGGCGTTTCCAAACTGTGCTGCTGCCAGTTGCTGTTGGAATGCCTGTGCCGCAGCCTGATTTTGCGATTGCTGGTAAGTCTGGTAGTTGGAGAAGTTTTGCTGCGCTGCTGCGTTTTGAGCAGCCTGAATGGCTTGAGCTTGCGAGAATCCTTGATTCTGCAAATCCGCAATCATCTGAGTTTGCTGCATTGCGGCTTGCTGATTCTGCGCGATGGCCTGATTGTAAGCCTGTTGAGTTTGTGTCAGTTGACCAAAGTTCTGACCAATCGCTTGATTTTGAAGCTGTTGATTTTGAAGTTGAGCGTTAAACGCGGCCAATTGAGCTTGGTTGCCAAATTCTCCAGCCTGTACACGCTGGGTAAAGGCTTGTTGCTGGGCTGCGTTTTGAGCTTGCTGCGCTTGAAGAGCCTGATTGAAGTTCTGCCCAATCGACTGATTGCCGAATTGACCAGCTTGAAGTTGAGTACCGAATCCAGCCAGTGCAGCCTCGTTTCCAAATGCGGCACGAGCCTGAGCCTGACTGAATCCCTGCTGGTTGGCGGACATGTCCAGGTTAAGCCCCTGAAGAGCGGCCTGAGTGATGGCATCGTTTTCCTGCTGACCCTGCGCCATCATTGCCGAATCCCAAGCCTGATCTCCTGGACGAAGCCCCTGATTGACTAACTTTGTTTCAAGCTGACTGCGCTGCGCCTGAAGCTGAGGTGCGATGCGAGATAGAATGGCTTGTTGACCAGTCATTCCTGCATTGACCGGCATCTGAGCAACCGCCGATTCGTTAAATCCGCCAGTCAGTCTGGGTTGTCCAAGATTGCCACCGGCAAAGCCATATTGCCCACCCATCGGGGCGTTTTGCACAGATCCTGTATACCCCAAAGAGCTTTGCAATTGTGGATTCCAGTTCACCGCACCAGCGGTTCCCAATGAAAACGGATTAACTCCAGTGGCAAGTCCATATTTCATCAAATCTGGAGCTTGTGGAACCATGCCGTATGTAGCGTTTCCGCTTTGCATGAATTTTTCAGGAGATATGGCTCCATACATTGCACCGGTGTAGTCATTTACGGCTGTTTGAAGTTCTGGAAAACTAGAAGTGTAGCCTTTAACAGCAAAAGGGTTTGTTGCCAATTCTGCTGGAGCGTAGGGAGTTGGAAGTCTAGGATTAGCAGCAGTATCTGGAGTGTAAGCACCAGAACCCTGTATACCTAAAGCATTTCCTTGAATGGTTTGTGCAGGAGCAGCGTTTTGGGCATAATTCCGAAGACGTGGATCTGTTAAAGCAGAACCATCTGGATTTTGTGTAGCTTGTTTTATTTCTTGTGTGTTTCCTTGAGCATCGGTAAGCGTTTCACTTCCATCGGGCCAAACTTGATTTGTTCCATTTTCGCCTTCTGTGGTAGATACAGCCGGACCACCACGATTTTGGTTTACAGCTTCAGATTGTAAAACCATTTGATCTTCGGTAGCTCCGCGAACCAAAGCGTCTTTACCTAAACTTGTATCAGAAGCAAGTGTGGTTCCTTGAGGCATTGAAGCAAGTGTGGTTCCTTGAGACGTTGTAGGACTCCAGCCACTAGGAACGGAACCAGGAGTGATTGGTTTTCCATTAGCGTCCCAACCGCCCCACGGGAATACAACATTCATTCCCTTGGCAAAATCCAGATTTAGTGGGATTGAACCAGCAGGAGGATTGTTAGGATCGTAACTTGGCAATCCAGGAAAGGTTAAACCAGGAGCAACCGAAGTAACGGATTGACCCAAACTGGGACTCCAGGTATAACCAGCATCCATCCTGTTTTTGATGGACATATACGGGTCTTCACCTTGAATCATAATCTGAGGATCAATTGAAAACCCTTGTTTTGATAAATCTTGGGCTAACTTAATTCGCTCTGGACTGTCTGCGGGAAGATTCCGCAAGGCTTGAACTTGCGAAGGTAAAGAATTCCAATAGTTGTCTTGATACTGCTTTTGAGTAGCTGTTCCAGTGTCAAGAAATTGCGACCAAAGGCTTTTTCCGTAAGGATTGCTTTCAGTTTGAGGTTGAGGGGTTGTGTATTGATTAACCGGCAATCCGCCCGGTTGCTGAGTAGTTTCTGGAAGAACAGTGCTGGGAGGAACAAATCCAGATGGAAGGGGAAGTGGCTTATATCCAGTCCCGCCAGTTCCTCCGCCGGCGCCTGTCGCGCCCGTGCCAGTACTGCCCGTTCCTGTTCCTCCAACAGTGCCTGTCGCGCCCGTGCCACCGCCCGTGCCAGTACTGCCCGTGCCTGTTCCTCCAACAGTGCCTGTCCAGCCGGAAGTTCCGATCCCGCCGGGAGTTGATGCGATTGGATTATAGGCTTGTCCTTGATTAGCGCCAAGGCCGCTATAGGTTTGATTAACACCACCATAGGTGGGGAGTCCCACCTGATTGAAAGTGGTCATTTGCGGAATGGCGTTTCTTCCAGGTTGATAGGAAAAAGGTGTTGCCAGTAATCCGCCAATCAGATTGGTTTGAGCGTTAGCAATTTGATTTAGCCCAAGTTGAGTCTGATATTGATAACCTTGCGCCTGAGCCGCCGCTTGACCGGCAGCAGTGTTGGGATTAAAACCCGAAGTAACAGTGGGAATGTTTCCCTGCCACGTTACGTTTTGACTATACAACGGGTTTTCAAAATTTGGGTTGGATAGCTGGGCGCTCCAGAGCGCCGCATCCCGGTTCGCTACGGTCTGATCTACTGCTGCGCCCTTGAAATCAGGAGTTGCTGGCGGCGTTACGCTTTTTCCCATATCGTTCCCCTAAAAATTTGCAGTCTTCTTTGACCATCGTAAACAGAATCATGTCACCGCTTGGGTGTGCATCCTTGATTCGAGCTTCTTCTTTGAATCCAACTTTTTTCACAAAACGAATGCACTTCTCATTGCTGCTGTCTACCGGGCCGATAATCTTGGTGACACCACATTGATTGAAAGGATAATCGCAGATCTTGTTCATAAAGTCTGCTGTCACTCCACCATCAATCGCAATGTGGCAAATAACGGATTTTCCGTTGTAGTCGGTGTAAATCACACCAGCCGTCAATGCGTTGTCCCGAACAAGTCCAACAGCCTGAGACAATGAAGAATCATAATGCGAAACGGCAGCTTTTGACGCCACCCAATAGCCAACGCGATGATCCACGATTACGCTATAGGACACCGCCCACCTCAAAGACCATATCGGTAGCAATCCACTGCAAGGGAAGCCCTTGAGTTACCGATTTTACGATGGGAGCAAATGTGTAACCAATGCCTGTAGCTCCTTGCCAATCAGCAAGAACAGTTGTGGGTCCAGAACCCCATAAAGAATCGTCCCAAGTTCCAGAATCCCAAATTCCGCTTCCAATGTTAACGTAAATAGGCGATGTAGTGTCGCTCAAATCGTAGTCTACGTTTACGTTTCCATAAGCAGTTTGACCAGATCCGGCACTAAAAAAGTGAAATCGAATCATTTTCACTTGTTTTTGCGTAGCACTTCCGTAGGATTGGAAGGATTGAAGCCCTAAAGCCTGGATTGCCGATCCAGAATCGTCATAGCCATCCCAAGCCTTGCCGACATAGTTAGATCCACCGAAGTACGGGTTATCTTCAAACAACTCCCAACAGTTTGCGTTCCATCCGGTGAATTGGCACCAAGACTGAGTGATATTGTTTTGAGCATACTGTTGCTGATTTGATCCCTCTGTAATTGGAACATTAAGGTAAAGCTGGTTTTCTTTGGCGAAATACAGCAATTGCCATCCAAAGTTTTCGGAATACGAACTGATTGCTTGGCTCACCGCAAACTGAATCTTGTTGGTAATTGACACGCGAGGGTCAAGACGTGAAGATTGAAGAGCGCCGGACATCGGAACAACGCCGTCTTGCGTGATAATTAGCAAATCGCCACCGTACTTGATGTAGCATCGTTTTCCGATAGGTGTACCCAACTGGTAGACGCCAATTAACGCGATGCCAGAAATGGTAGTTGGGTCTTCCAATCTCCAGACGGCTACTTCTCCCTCGCTGGAGATAAATGCTAAGTAATCGTCCATGCCGTAACCGGCATCAAGCGTCCACGTCATCGCAGCGACAAGATAGCCGCCTTTTTGCATGACACCGCGCATTTCCAAGTGCTGGAACGTGCCGCCAATTGAATCTACTGTGCCATAGGATGCGCGTAGGCTATCGTTTTCAATCAGCCAAAGACGGTTTTTGAAAACCGTAATGTTGTTGATGTCGGATGACGTAACACCAGACCAGTTGTAAGGCGCTCCGGTGCCTTCCGTATGCCAGGATGTTCCGTCGAAGAATCTGGCATCGTCCACGCCGTTTACAGCCACCAAATAGCTTCCGCCGGACGTTGCCAGGTTTACATATTGCCAGCGCGAATTGGAGAGTCCGGTTACAGACGCTACTCCAATCACCCCACCTGCGGTAATGTCGTAAATGTCGCCATCGGAAATGGCAAACATCTTGCTAGATGTTGGGCCGTTGTAAACCATGATGGTTTCAACTTGGCCGGAAAATCCAGTTGCCCACTTTGTATATCCCGCTCGAAGAATGACGCTATTGGTTCCAGGCCACCAGTTTTCGAGCGTTACCGCGTCAAGCTGATCCATTGCTCCCAAAGCGTCTCGGGCATTCCAACCACCGGTGGGAGCCGCTACCGTTATGGTGCTTGCCTTTTGAGATTGAACTTGGATGCCACGAGCAAAAGATTTAAGCATAGTTAACTAGTAGGCCAGTTTCCATCCTGGACACTCCACGGTCCAACCAACTGATGCATGGGAGATGGGGACAAAGACTGAGCCGCTACCGGAACATCTGATGCCTTGCAATAAGACAAAGCGCGGGTAAACTCATCCAACTCGACCGCATAATCCAACTTTTTGGCTTTGAGGAAATACATCTTCAACCCAGCCATCATCAGATCGTCTTTGAAAACGCATGTATCAGTGTCAGTAGTGAACTGAGTTTTAGTAGGCTCAGTTCCCGCAGTAGGCAACACCCAGTAATTGCTGACATATTCGTAAGCAAAGTTGTAAGGGGTAGTAATTGCGGAGAAGATGCGTAGCTTGTTGTCGTAGATGCGATAGCGTTCACGAGGACCAATCGAGATCACGCCGCCCTGCAAAAACTGCCATTCCTGGGAAGTTTTGGTTCCAAGGTTACGCCAGTGGTTTGTGCGATCCCAATTCGTATCCGCTACCATGCGGTCGAAATCGGTAGGCAAAGAGTAATCCTGGGTGGCAAACGTCAAACTGGTAGCAGTAGCAGTGGACGTTGCAGGAGTGTCCATTGTAATCTGCGTACCAGAATCTACGCTAGCAACCTGAGCATAGGGGGCAATGCCGGTTCCGGTAATGACGGTGTTTACGTTAATCCCTGCGGTGCTGGGAATGTTTGTGATAACCGTACTGGCGGCAACAACGTCCCCCGATGTTGTCACCGCCGTATCGGTCGAGAATACATACGCCTTTACCAGACGCTGCCATTCAAAATCGCGGCAAAGGTCTTTGCCGAGACGATTTGCAAGGGCTAAAAACTGATTGCTCTGATTGTTTCCAGAACCAACCACTACTGCCGGTTGAGCCAACCCAAGTTCGCCAGAAACTTGATCTACCAGTTCAAGCAGCGTATAACCCATGTATCACCTCATGCAGGGATCTCTTCCTCTGCGGTTTCGGTCTTACGCGGCCTGCCGGGTCCGCGCTTTTTATCCATATCCATGACCATTGCGCGGAGGCGCTCGATCTCGGCTTCCTGATTAGCTAGTTTAGCATCAGTTTCTTCCCGAAGTTTTGCCATTAATTCTGCATCCTGGGCGGCAGACAAAAAGGCTTTGGCCTTAGCCCGTAAGTCATTGAATCCCATGATTTTAGAGGCATTAGAGTCGGGTAGATTGGCAAACTGCTCAATCGTATAAATGTTAAGTGCTTTGAATTCAGCCTTTTGTGTGTCGCTTAGGATACTCCAAGATTCAATTGGAGTGCCGGGAACGATGTTCTGGCGTTTCTGTTCCCACAATGCCCATTCGCGAGGAAAATCTTCCATGTCTTCCATTCGCATGGGGCGATCAATGATCAGCTTGTTGTCGCCGGGAACAATTTTGGTGATGAAAATTTTTTCCACAAACACAGGGCGGTTTTCGATTTTGGTGCGGTAGTTGTGTGGAACCTGCTGGGCATGGAAGAAAACAACAAGTTTTCCACCCGCGTCTTCCAGGAAGCTCTCATTTGTCCAACTGGCTGTTTCAGTTTTCATGATTTCCTCTTTTCTTTCATAGACCCGGCGATTGCTTGCATCAGGCCGTCGCCGTGAAACGTGATATCCACATCGTAGTTTGCAATGAAACGCTTCATCTCCATAATCGCTTGCATCATTTGCGGTGTGGTTTTGTAGAGCCGCTGATTGTACTTCACCAGCGCCTCGGGTTGCTTGTTGTTTGGGTGTGGACCGGCGTGCTTGTCCATACCCTTAAAAGAGAAGTCGATGCCATACAGATCAAACTTGCGATATCCAAGCATGGCAGCAACATTCATGGCACGCTGCCCTACAGTGGAATCTCCACCGATCATAGCCCTAAATCCAGCTGGCTGGTTCTTCTTGACCCAATTTTCAGTGCTATTATCTTTGCCGTTGATCAGATGCCAAATCTGAACTTCATGACCTTGAAGCCTGTCCCAAAAGTCAGGATGACAGCAGGAAGCCATAAGGTAGGTGGTTCCTTTTTGAGGCTTATTCAGCATTTCCGCTTTGTGCTGGCGCGGGTCACAATCGACGTGCCACGTCGGGTTAATTCCCTTGTCTACCAGATAATCGTGAGCGCCGGAAACCGTCATCACCTTGCCGCGAATCAAAGGCCATGTCTTTTCCAGGCTCGGGCCATAACCCACAATCGAGATAGATTCCCCTGGACGTTTGAACTCTTTACGAGCAATCAGCGGGAATCGCTTAATAGCTTCCGCCATGTGATTGGCTCGTTCCTGATTGCTCAATACACCCATCATTTCAGGCATTCAATTCTCATGTCTCTAAACGGGAAGTGATACTTCGCTTGCATCACTTTGATTTCGCGCATTCCGATGCTTTCAAGAACTTTTACAAGCTCCTCTGAGAACCATCCCCAACGATGGCACATTGCAGGTTCTTTGTGCTTTGGATCGCCAAACAGTGCATGGACAGTCATGAACTCCATTAGCGGCTCACCTTTGGATACGCAGTTTGTGATGTATACAAACACACGTTCCATGCAGGGCATCTCCAGAATCATCTTGCCACCCGGCTTCAGCACCCGCTTCCATTCGGTTAACAGATCTTCTACTTCCCAGCGGTAGAAATGCTCAACAACATGAATGGCGGCGACGGCATCGGCACTATCGGATTCAATATCCAGTTTGCGCAGATCGCACTTCAGATCCGCAATGTCAGAGTGCA